CCTGTTATTGATTATTAAAATCATTTATACTATTAATATAATGACTTTTAATGTCAATTACAAGGGGTCGAATCAAAAAAACCGATTGACCTTTTGGCCACCTAGTTTTTCATTGGCCACATTTTGGCCACCTAGAAAATTTTGCATAATTATTAACTACAAAAAACCTAGGTATATCAAGGGATTAAATGGCTCCGCGGGTAAGATTCGAACTTACGACCGATCGGTTAACAGCCGATTTATACCTTGCTCTGTAACCCTTGCAAATCCTCAAAAGTCAGAATATGCCTTGCTTACAGAGTAACATGTGTTCCCAATTATGTCCACACATTGCCGTATTTGTTGGCCACATTTTGGCCAGTAAAAAACCGATTGCCCATAAAAATTGGCCACTAAACTATTAAAGCAGTTGTCCAGTTCGCATAATCTTTTCTAATCTTAACGCTCTGGTTTTAACTTGTTTAGCCCATCGGCTATCCATCATTTCGTCTGCTGCTTCGCTCCATGATTTCGTATTTAATGCTGCTTGAAATTTCTTAAACTTATTGAAACGTGTTAGCCCAAGATTAAATAACATATTAGCAACACATATCTTTCTAGGTTCGTTTAAATGATTCCACCATTCAAATGCTTCGGCTTCTTTTAATACGCGTTGTATGTCATTCATTAACAAGTACCGGGCTTCGTCATTAGACAGCCCAAAGTTTTGCAACTCTCTGCCAATGCCTACAGTTGGATAACCTTCTACAGTAGAACCCTTCTTAATAGGCTCACCATTATGGTCATCATAAACCTTTAGGCGCAGACCTTCATCTGCTGTCAGCATGTCAGCTAATTCTTCACGCATTAGGATGGCCTAGTTTCTTGTGCAGTTGTTTTACCAACTTATGTTTCTTTAACCTTCGGTCAAGTTCAATGCCTATCTCTCTGCCTTTAGCTTCGAGTTCAAGTTTAGACATTTCGTTTAACTCATTTATTGTAGGTGTTTTAGTAAACCAACCATTCAACCATTCAAACATTGTTTCTCCTATTATTTTTTTTCTAACTTTTTATGTAACATTGCTTTTAATATTTGATTACTGCTTTGGTCTAGCTTGTTACTTTCTTTTATGTCCGTTTGCATAGTTCGTAATATCTTACGGTTCTCAGCTAGTTCATTGTGTACGCTATCTTGTATCTGGCGTATCTCTGCCAGGATATTATTAATTAAACTTTTAACAAGAAAGATAAAGATGTACCCAACAACCGCAGCCATGAATACGCCCATGCCTGCTTCGGCAATTTGACTTAAGTCCACGGTTCTTTAGATCCACCAAAGTAAGGGCGAGCGTGTCCTTCTAAAACCATTCTTTCGCATATATCTTCGCCATCAACTATAGGCACAGCGAGGATTCTCCCGAACTTGCCCTTGCCCTTGCCATCCTTAGATGTTTTTATAATAAACCTTTTGGGAAGCAACTCTTTAAGACGTTCCTTACTCGCAAGGCCCAACGCTTTCTCCTCAAGGTTCCGAGTGCGACTTTCTGGCGTGTTAATTCCCAACAGGCGCACCCTTTCTTTTCGCAACCACACTTTAAAGCCAAGATCAACGCTAACATCTATAGTATCTCCATCAACAACTCTAATGAGTTCACATTTATATTCATAAGTCATTCGCATAGCCGATCATAAATTTCATTGTGTACTAACAAGTCATCAACCAAATCATCAGAGATAACTTCTATATCTGATTCAGTAGGATTAATAGGCGATGCTATTAAACAGTAACCCTTACTTCCGCTTGACATACTTAGACAACCGCTTACGTTTATTAGCAACGCTAGTAGCATTAATCTTTTTAGTAACTTCGTTTTTAAGATGTAAGTCATCTAATTGATCCTTCATAACGTCTGCTTGTACTGCTTTACGCATAAGCATAAAGCCAAACAACTTACTTGCTAGTTTGGCTATGCCACCTAATGCTGATAACCAGCCCATTACTGGTCGTCTTTATTACGATTTTTACCTATGTTGCCTGATAAAAGATTAAGTATTTTTAATACAAAATTAATAATTTTATCATCGCTTTGTGTAGGTGTTAATGCTGTTATTGCTGTGCAAGCTGTAACTATACCAGTTACGGCTGCTATCCAAGCAGGCCCAGAATTAAAAAATCCAACAATCATATCCATATTCTTTCTCCCATTATTAAATTACAAGTCCATAAACAATAGCAAACAGACCAGCAATAATACTTCCGCTTGTACCTATTACGATCCATTCCAATCTTCTTAATTGAAACTTCACTTCAGCATGTGATTGCTCACACAAATATTCATGCGACTTAAATCGTGCTGATAATTCTAATAGTTCTGCGCTTACAGTATTTATGCTTTTAGGTCTTGCCATTTTTTTATTTCCCAGCTAGAGGGTTGTTAAGTGCTTTTTCAAGCATATCGCGAAGCCTGTCCTCTAGTTCTTTCAGCTTCACATCTAGTGCTTCAGCTCTACGCTGTGCATCAGATTCTATAGCAGTTCGTTTTCCGTCAAAGCGATCTTCCGCATGTTGTATTAATGTGCGAATATCATTCTCACTTGTCCGTATAGAACTGCGAATTTCTTGCTCGGTTGTTCTACTTCTCTTATCAACCGCAGCAACCTGGTCTAAAACTGTATGTATATCGGAACGCAAATCATTGCGTATTGTTCTGGCATCATCTTGTGCCGCTGTAACTAATTCTTTTAAAGCATTAACTTCTATAGTAATAGTCTCAAGTATAGTGTGAACCTCTGATGATAACGCTTCTATTTTTATGCTAGAATTTTCTTCTAAGTTGGCAATGCGCTCATCGGTAACAGCTACACGTTCTTGGAACCCAGATAAATCTGGGGCAACATAGCTATCTATTTTGGCGGACATATCTTGAAACATTTTCCACCCCTCAAAAATTCCGTATGCCCCACCTAAGATTGAACCAAGTAATGGAATTATTAGTAATAGTTTTCCGCCACGAATTTTAATGCCACCATATTCTATTTCCGATTTACTCATACTGCATATCAATCATTTTATTAAAAGTTAGGCTATCTCGCACACCAAAAAAATTACCTAACGGATCTTGCAATATAGCGTCTGCATAGATTTCTTCGCTTTCGTACCAAGTAGGTTGTGTTTGTACGGGCGCACTATATGTTTTAATGTTAGGGCCAAGTGCATTTACCAAAGCAAGCGTAGTCATTTGGGCTACATTACTATAGGGGTCTACAAGATTGTTTAATATCTCGTTGGCTTTGGCTTGCTTTTGCTCTTGCTGCTTTTCTTGCTTTTCTTGTTTGGCGGTTTTTTGTACGGGTTCTTTTTCTTTGACATCATTTTGTGCTACCTCTTTCTTTTCTTCTGGTTTATCTTCTACGATTTCTTCTTTAGTTTCTTCCTTAGTTTCTTCAACTTGTTTTTCTTCTTTTACTTCTTCAACCACTTGCTTTTCTTCTACTTCTTCTTGCTGTGGTTCTTCAGCAACTTCTTGCTTTTCTTCTACTGGTTCAGGCTTTGGCTCTGATTGTTCAACAACAACTTCTTTAACAGGCTCACTTTCAGTAGTTTCTTCTGTAGGCGCTTCTGGTTGCACCTCATTAACAGTAGGTTCTTCCGTAGGTGTTTCTATTTCAACTACAGGTTGTGGCGTTTCTACAACCGTTGTAGAACCTATTTCTTCAATCTCTGCTACTAAAATTTCAATATCTGCAACGGTATCGTCTATTGTATTACCTGTTACAACATCTACTGTTATTTCTGGTGTTACTGGAGTAATAGTTCCCATTCCAGTATCTGTTGGCTGATCAATAGGAGTATCTATTGGCGCAATATTAATATCTAAAATGTCAACATCAATGATGTCTGGTGTTTGTGTAACAGGTGTCGAAGTAATAGGATCGTCTATAATTGTATTTATAGTATTATCTAATTCTTGTTGTGCAACAACTTGCATCCATGTATCGACAACAGTCGTAATATGATTGTAGGCTACGTTATATTGAAACTCATCCCAATAGTATTCTCCGTACCCACCAATTTCTATATATACTTTATCTAATTGGTTAGCAAAATCATACGCACCATTAACGGTATTAACCCAATTTGTATTGTTAGTATAATTATTAGGGTTTTGCGTAAAGGTTGTTTTGTCTATAGTTACTAACCCTGTTTCCCATTGCAGCACATTGTCATTATACCCTTTAGTTTGGACATACGCTGTTTGTCCTTCGTTCTGGTACATGCTGTCTGGAAACGCAAACAAAAATTCATAGTCTACTTTACCGCCTGATTTAATATCAAAACTATTTAAGTCAACGTATTGGCGCCAGGTTGTTAAACTATTACTTCTTGCATGGCCACAGCCGCTTGTTCGACCATCGGTGCCTGTTGCCGGGAAACCTGATGCTGCATCGGTACAACTACTGTGAGAATATATACTGCCAGCACCACCCCAATCTGTATTAGCATTACCATCTTTAGATGCAGCCACAATACCATTATCGCTGTCTAATACATCGCCTGTTGTTTTGTTTTCTATAGTAACCGTTGTTTCTGTAACAGTTTCTACATTACCTTGTTGTTCTATTTCAGTTGTAACCGTTGTGCCTTCATCGAGCATTTGGCCCCATGTATCAAAGGAGAAGGAGCAAGAGCAACACGCCACCAATACTAAGACCAGTAAGTTCTTCATCGGTTACTAACTCCTCATGTTTGACATTATCTTTTTTCCATTGCTCATAGTCTGGGCGCTTTTCTGGATTTTCTTCCCATGCTTTTGCAGCATCATCGCCTATAAGTCCAAAATACGGACACGGAGTAGATGCCATCATCATCGCTTCAAACACTCTTTCGTCTTGGCATAACAAAGATACAGCAGCAACTTTCATCCCACTACGAAACAAAGTCCGTGATAATTTTAACCGCTCACAATTTAAGTCTCTAATTGTTGTACCGCCTGCAATACCAAATATCTGCGATTGTATAGCTGCGCTTGCAGCTGTTGAACATACGTCTTGGTTATTAACTACTACTCCGGGAGCCGAAGCTGTAGAAGGTGTGCGGTCTACTGTAGTGCTTGATACTGTATTACTTGATGTACTTGTTACAGTATTACTTTGCGCCCAGGCATTTACGCATAAAAAAACCGCCATGACAGCGGTTAACAAAAAGTATGATAGTTGTTGCATTGCTCTTATATCTCTACCCATTGTGTATTTGTTTCATCCCAACTATAATATTTTCCATCATCTGGCTTATCTATTGGAGCTTCCCACATACAAGTAGTTTCATTTAATACCCAACTATTATAAGGTTTAGGTGGT